TCATTCCTTCGGTGGTTCGACCGACGCTTCCGACGGCGCGGTGGTTTTCCCTTTAATGAGTTGATACAGCTTCTTACAGCCGACCGCAATTCCCTTGAATAGATAGTAATAAATCTTGTAAAACGCCCACAAGAAGAAGTACAGACACCAGCCCGCGCCGATAATCATATACCACATCAAATAGAACATTCCGGCGAAGAGCATAGCGAAGCACCACAACGGCGCGTTTCGCTTATTCACGCGCACACCGAAGCCCAGCCGGAAACCGGACATCTTCTTCAATGTCTTTGTAAAGCTGACGAACATTAGAGCAAATCCCCCTTCTTAAATGTAAATTTTCAAGGCAGAATTCGCCCATTCTGACCTTTAACACAATTATACGCCCGTCATGCGCTAAAATCAAGAATAAAGCGGAATATTTACACACCGTTTGCAAATAATCAGAATGAAGAGGGATCGCGGCGGCAATGAAGATATATGATTACAACGGCAAGAAGAACATTTGCGGCGACCGATTGCGCGAAGCGCGCGTCGTCCGGCGGCTACGTCAAGAGGATTTAGCCGCACAAATACAGTTGAAAGGGATCAACATGGAGCGGGACAGCATAAGCCGAATTGAAATCGGTACGCGCTTCGTATCCGACTTTGAATTGAAGATATTTGCGGAAGTGCTGGGCGTTTCGGTGCAATGGCTTTTAGGCATAGACGAATAACGGCGGCGGGGTGATCCCGTCGCCGCTTATTTTTTTCTGCTTTTTTCGCAAAGACTATTGACATATACGCACGTATATAGTATAATTATAGACAGAAAGGAGGTTAAGACGTTGAGCAAGAAAAAGCAAAAGAAAAGCGGCAATAAGAAAGACCAGCCAGCAAGCACAATCAATCTTATTACCGCGATCGTAAACCTTGTAATTGCAATTCTTCTTCTGATAGAAAAGCTGACAAGGTAACGGGCAGGGGGAGAAATCCCCCTTGCCTTGATAAGTATAACACAAAAAACGCTTAACGTCAATGGAGCATGGATACAGCGATTTATATTCTTGTGGCGATTAGCATTGCTTTGTCGATCGTTGCTATCGTCTTATCCTTGAAGCGGAGGAAGTAACAAAATGAACGAAAAGGACTATTCAGCGCAAAAGAAACACATTCGGACGCATTACGCCCGCTTCCCGCTTGATCTTCGTCCGGAAGTGCTGGAGGAATTCAAAAAGGCTTGCGCGGACAACGGGACAACGCCGACAACGGAAATCAAGAAGTTTATTGCGGCGTATTGCGAAGCGGCGCGGGATAAGTAACTATCGGCAGGGGCGGCAGAAATGCCGCCCTTTTGTCA